CTTGAAAAAGTTGGTCAAGAGATATTGAACACACAAATAGAATACGCAAGTGTGGCTGGAAAACATGCAGAACTAAAAGCCAACTTGGAAGTATTAAAGCAAGTCAAGTCAGTTTTACAATCTAGCATAAAAGCAGAGGCACCCGAAGGTGGACCAAACAGAGAATACAAAGGAAATCCCCTCTATCAACCTAAAGCCTAAAGAACGCGCTTTTGTTGATATGTACTTCCGTTGTAACATGAACGGAACGGAGGCGTATTCACGTTTGCATCCAACTGCTAAAAGGGATTCTTGTAGGGCAAAAGCGGTCGAGTTGGTTGCAAAGGTTAGCATACAAACCGCTATTTCCGATTATCTAACTAAACAGGCAATGGGTAAGGATGAAGTATTATCCAGACTGTCTGCTATTGCAAGAGCATCCGAGTTCCCGTTTATTAGAATTACAGACGAAGGATTTTGCTACTTTGATTTCAGTGATCCAGAATCAGAGCAATACTTATTCCTGATAAAAAAGATCAAGACGAAAAGAACACGTAAAGTTGTAGGTCACGGGAAAGACGCTGAAGACTGGGAAGACGAATGGATAGAGGTAGAATTACACGATGCCCAACAAGCGTTAAATACTTTGGCTAAATATCACGGTATGCTGACTGACAAGGTAGACGTAACCAGTGGGGGGAAGGAAGTCAATATTAACGTGATCTATGACAAGAAAGTACCATAATGGATTATGACGTTCACTTACCAGAACCGCATGATAAACAAAAAGAATTTATAAAATCACCTGCTAAAAGGAAAATAGTCAGGGCGGGGCGTAGGGGTGGTAAGACTGTTGGTGTAAGTGTTTTTGCAACCGAGAAGTTTCTTGACGGTCGTAGAATACTTTACGGTGCACCTACTTCAGAGCAAGTTGATAGATTCTGGACAACGGTATGTCGTGCATTGTATGAACCTATAAAAGCGGGAATATTTTACAAGAATGAAACCGAACACATTATTGAATTAGCAGGAACCGAACAAAGAATAAGAGCGAAAACTTGTTGGAATGCCAATACTTTAAGGGGTGATTATGCAGATGAATTAATCCTGGATGAATGGCAACTAATGGATGAAGAGACCTGGAACGAAGTCGGCGCTCCAATGTTACTTGATAACAACGGGAACGCTATCTTTATTTATACCCCACCTAGTTTACATTCAAGGTCAGTAAGTAAGGCAAGGGATCCACAGCATGCAGCAAAGATGTTTAAATCATTTCAAGAGCGTGAAAAATCAGGAAATCCGAGGTTCGCTGCGTTTCATTTTACAAGCCACGATAATCCGTATTTGTCAGTAGAAGCGTTGGAAGAAATTACAGGGGACATGACGAACATTGCTTACAGAATGGAAATCATGGCAGAGGATGTCAACGAGGCTCCGGGGGCATTGTGGCACAGGAATAATGTAACCGTGAAGGGTGTTATTCTCTTTGGGTTAGAAGAAAACAGAGTACATACTTTTGGGTACCTGGATAGGATTGTAGTGGGTGTCGATCCTACGGCTACAACGGCGGGCGACGAAGCTGGTATTATAACGTGTGGTAGAAAAGGAAACGATTATTACACAATAGGGGACGATTCTACTCATGGATCACCTACGACTTGGGCGGGCGCGGCGGTTGCTGCTTACAGAAAATACAAAGCAGATTTGATTGTTGGCGAGGGCAATAATGGTGGTGAGATGATCGAGGCGGTCATAAAACAAATTGACCCGACAGTTAATTATAAAATGGTTCATGCTTCACGTGGTAAGGCAGTCAGAGCAGAACCGATAGCTGCTATTGCAGAAAAGGGACACGACCACCATGTAGGAAACTTCCCATTATTAGAGGATGAATTATGCCTTTGGGTACAAGGGGACAACTCACCCAACAGGTTAGACGCAAAGGTTTGGGCTATGACAGAGCTACTTGGAAGTGACCAAATAAATGTTACAATGAAAGCGAGAATTTCTAACTACTTGACCGATAAGGAAAAATAACCATGTCTAATGAAGGTTTGATTTGTGATGCGCTTTATAAAACTAATCAACAATTGTATCTTGATATTGACGGCGGGAATTCATTCAAAGCGTCACTGTTGAAACGTGGGGCGCGTGTGAGCAAGTATAGAAAATATGTATCAGGTGATCACGACGCTACACTTACAGTTCAAATGCGTAAGATGCTACGACTTACGGATGACGATTCTAAGTTAAATGCTTTGAACATCAATTACATGGGTATCATTGTAGACAAAATGGCAGGGCGCTTGAATGTGTCAAAGATTATGAATGAACCTAAAAATGCGGGGATAATCGAAAACATAAGGGGGTTGTTTAACAAAGAAGAAAGGGTTGACCCAGCGCAACAATGGATTGACAACCTCTTATTGGACGTGGACTTTGAAGCGATTCAAGGAATGATGTGGAGAGGAGCTATTCGTGACGGTGATTCTTACGTTATGGTTGACCCGAAAACAAGTAAGTGGACGGTTGAACCCGGATATGATGGGTTTTCGGGAATGTTCGCATTATTAGAGCAAGGAAAAGATTATCCTGTTTGGGCGTGTAAGTTATACAGTTATGCTGATTTGGATATTTCAGAAAAAGAACCCGCCACGACCGTTGGAATGAAAATCGTAGTTTACCAGCCAAACAAGATCACTTATTTTACAGGTCAGTCGGGCGGGAGCGAAGTTACATTGGATACAAAGATTGATGATGAAACTCTTGATAGGGCTAATCGTTGGAAACTTGGGGTAATTCCCATTATTCATTATGCCAATCTTAAAGATTCATTTACTCAATTTGGTGAGAGCGAAATCAGGAAAGGCATCGCGCCACAGGACGTGTTAAATCGCACGCTTCATTCAATGGTCATGGCTTCAGAGTTTTCTGCATTCAGAGTTTCGTGGTGTATCGGAATGGAGATTGACAAGAACGGTATAGCTCCTGGGGACGTGTTAAATTTAGTATTGACCGGGGCAGACGGTAAGCCGATTACATCAATGACTCCAGAACAAGTTGAGTACATGAAAGCGGTTAGAGTTGGTGAATTCGAGGCAACTGATATTTCACAATATACCAACCAAATTGAAAAAATCACAATCCAAATATCACACGTTACATCAACTCCGATTTATGGAATTACTACTCAAGGTAATTTGTCAGGTGAAGCGCTTAAACAATTGGAAACCGGACTGATTGGAAAGTGTAAGAGATTCCAAAAAGAAAACACCGGAGCTTTACGCGCTTTGATTGAACTAACTGCTAAAGTACAAAGTACGTTTGAGGGATTCAAAGACCCGCCGGAATTAGGAAGATTGACCGTTGAGTGGGATAGTCCAGAACTCCGAGATAATATCATTGACAAGGAATATCAGGAAAAGAAATTAGCATGGGAAGCCGCCGCCGCCGTAAGTGCTGCGAGTAACGGCTCTATTCCTTTCGAGTCAGTGTTGAGATCATTTACTAATCTATTCACAGATAAAGAAATGGCAAGTTTTGGAACTCAAAAAATTGCAGCTATCAAGTTGGAACAAGAGGATACAATACCGGACGAAAGTTTATAGCGTATAATTAGATCATAGAGAAAGGATTCCAATGTACTATGAGGAAAAACTAATCAACGGAATTATGCACTGTCGATATTCTAATACAGGCGAATTTGAACGTATGACTATCTTTGATATTTCAAAAAAGTATCAAGAATTAAAAGACAACTATTATAAAAAGATCAATGAAAATGGTTTACTAAAACAGGCGGGATTATTTGGCGTAGACATTCGGCGTGTTGATTCAATTCCAGACGATGTTATTATTATGGTTGGAAACGCAATAAAACCTAATGGAGAAATAAACGAACGTGCGGTGGTATTTTTGACCGGAATAGGGATTTGGGAATGATGAATAAAAGGCGTGATGTTTATTCAAAAGAATACATTTTCAAAAACGGTTGTATTGTTGATATTATGGTTTGGGGTAATCGAAAATTATTTTCAAAATATGGGGCTGGTAAAAAAGTTCCGTGGTATGCATTCTTTCATCCAAATAAATACAAC